GAAGACTCCAAACTCGCCATTTTAGGTGGGCTTGGCGTGAACATGACGATACATCAGATATAAGTGAAGCCTTTTGGCCTATATCACTTAGTGATGTAATCAACCAAAGGGTTAACTACTATCTGAAACGTCAAGCTATTCACGAGTCTTCTTTATTCCATGCTCAGATCCAGTATAATTATAATTTTACTGGATACCAAGTTGTGCATGCACAACTGCTTGGCTTACTGGACAGTCTAGGGGTTAACTTTAACCCTCAGATTATCTGGAACGCTATTCCATGGTCCTTTGTCGTTGATTGGGTGGCCTCTGTAGGCCGCTTCCTAGATCAATTCAAAGTTCTGAACCTGGAACCGAAGATAAACATACGGCGATACCTGTGGTCTGTGAAGAGAGCCCGCACCATTTATGTGGAACGAAGAAACGTAAACGTTTCGATGTTCCACGGTGAAATGCTCAATTACACTTCCGCTGTATCTCTGCCAGCAATCAAGGAAACGACGTATCGTCGTTCTCTTGGAATGCCGTCACATAGCTCGATCTTGTCGAGCGGTGTATCTCTAAACGAGATCACACTAGGCGCCTCTCTCGTGATTGCACGAAGTCGACGTCTAAAACCCAGGTGACCTATGTCACCAAAGCTCGTGGACTTATTCCACTACCAAAAGCATGCTAAGTAATACACTTAACACCAACGAAGTAAAGAACAGTGCAGGTGCTGAACAAGAGTTCACCCACCTGATTCAAGAAGGTCGTGCCAGAGTGTTCGCGTTAATTAACGAACCTCCGGCCCTAGAACACCGCCTCAGCGTAAAACATGCTGAGACAGGCTCTGGATTGAATCGACGCCGCCGGTCCGTGATCCGATTTGACAAGACTGTCATTTCGACCGTGGATTCGGTGACGCCAATTACGACTTCAGTCTATATGGTTGCAGATATCCCCGTTGGGGGCCTGCTTGCCATGACTGAACCAGCCAATGTCATCGCGAATCTTTTGTCGTTTTGTGCCAATGATGGCAGTTCGACGACGATTCTCTACGATGGCACCGGGACTGGTGCTTCCCTCCTGTTGTCTGGCGGGCTTTAAGCCTGTCTGACGTTGGAGGACTGTCCGTAGTTATTGAAGGGGCCCAGCTTACTCACAAGAACATTGAGAGAAGTACTTGGTATCTTTTCCGTCCATTGCCATTCAATTGGCGCGCACTTAATTGTGCTTTGGAGGTAGATGCCTATAAGAGTACATCTCGTGGTGGAGTGATAAGTAGGGCCCTTTCTTTACTGTGTTCGCTTGATTAAGTCAACTTCAAAGATGTTCCCGCCATTTAATTGGCAGCAAGATAATACTTGCTTAAGGACCTCTCCTTTACGTTGGCTCCGTCTCGCTTAACAGATAACTATCTCATTGCTATCCGATGTAAGACATGACATTGACGCTGTCTCGAGGCTCATCCGGGACGAACATTAGGCCCCTTGGTTTCCAAACCAAGGACCCTTGTTTAACCCAGTAGGCCTCGAACTCGTCTCTATTTCTGTCGAAGATCGGCTTGCCGTCACCACCTATGTCGCACCATACTATGCAGCGCCAGGGACTATACTTGTTCCTTGGTTTGCCGTTTAGCGTGATTGTTTCATAGATGATAGCGGGCGGTTTTTGGTACTTTATTTGTGCCATAATCGTATGTAGTGAGTGTTCGTTGAATGCATCATGGTGTATTGCATGCCTAGCATAGGAGGCCATATGGCACCTAATAATAGGCTAGATGATAGAAATAATCAAATCATCGCTGCACTACTCCATGACGTCTCAAACGCTCATGGATTGGTGTTCAACACTCGTAGCCTTAAGTTGACCCTTAAAAAGGTTAACTCTCGTCTACGTGCCGAAGGTATCGGTTTTCTTATGAAAACCCTTCCTCGTCTGGGTAAGGCCTTTGATAAAGCCTTATCTGGAGACACGAAACTGAACTCTAAAAAGCTCGGATTTGAATCCTTGCCAAATAGTGAACTTCCCAGATTTCTGGGTGAGTTCTTCAGTCGCGTGCTCCAACCAAACGGGGAGCTCCTTCAGCACCCTTGTGCGAACAGCGTCAAGGTAATCAGGCAGATTCTGTACTTATACTATAAGTACAAGTCGCCCTTTTCTGATGAACAAACACAAACAGCCATCGATCGGTTTATCAAAACCGAAGAGGACCTGTGTACGTTGCATACTTGCTTCAAAGACCTTGAGGCTCGTGTTGCAGTTAGCTACCAAAGTCGTGACAGCCGCATTGCTGCGGATGACCAGACCAAAGTAGCACGCAAAGCGAAATCTCTTCTCGAAAGAGTTTTCCGCCGTTTCGACCCGAAAGACATAAATCCCCGGCATGGCCCAGGCGTTGTCGCTACTAAGCAACAACTCTGGGGCAAATACTGTTGGACTAATGTCTCGGCGAGAATCACAGACATGTATCCTTTCGACGCGTATTTTTGCGCTTCGGTTGGACACGTGTGTGATTCGTTTGACACTTTTAAAAGTGTCACTGATAGAGATCTTCCGGCCAAGGTAATCTTGGTCCCGAAGGATTCTCGCGGGCCCCGACTCATATCTGCCGAACCTGTTGATTTTCAATGGGTTCAGCAAGGACTGGGTAAGGCCATCGTACAGTTAGTGGAGTCGCACTACCTTACAAAAGGTAATGTTCACTTCACCGATCAATCCCCAAACCAAGTAGGAGCCTTATACGGCTCCGAAAATGGAAGGTATGCGACCCTTGACCTCAATGAGGCCTCGGATCGAGTAAGCGTTGATCTAGTGCGCCTACTTTTCCCTGAGGAAGTTTATACTTACCTCATGGCTTGTAGGAGTTCATCTACGGTGCTTCCGGACGGGAGTATCATAAATCTCAAAAAGTTCGCGCCAATGGGAAGCAGTTTATGCTTCCCGATATTGGCAATAACGATTTGGGCGATACTCGCGGCCGCGGCTCCTGACGCATATACGCGAGAGCGTATATTGGTATATGGTGATGATGTCATCGTGCCCACGGCTTTTGCCAGAGACGCGATGGAACATCTCGAGTCGTTTGGTTTAAAAATAAACCGCGACAAGAGTTGCATCAGTGGACTCTTTAGAGAGTCCTGTGGCACCGACGCCTTCCAAGGCGTCAACGTCACTCCTGTCCGTTTTCGGACAGTCTGGTCATCTACACCCAGCCCTAGTTCCTATACTAGTTGGATCGCTTATGCGAATTCCTTCTATCGTAGGAAGTACTTCGTTACCTACGACTACATAGTCGCAGAGCTATTGCGCCTCTACGGCCCAATAGCAAGTAAAGACATGCATCTTGCATGTCCCAGCTTAATGGAAGTACCTGATCGTTCAAAACCCAAACGCCGTCGTTTTAACAAGAACCTGCAAAGGCTCGAGTATTACGTTACGGAGGTTAAGTCGCCATCAATTATTAAGGAGATAGACGGATGGTCCATGCTTCTCAGGCATTTTGCTGAGTCCGGCACGGATTATTCTGTAGTGTCTCCTGATGGATTACACGTCGAGGAGCGCGAAGATTTAGATCTCCGCCTGGCTGCAGAGCCAGTCGCTCCTTTTTCAGTTAGGTCATATACGAGCCGCCGAACCAGCATGCTGGTGAAGCGGTGGCGATGATTGAAGATATTGGTTTGTTACCAAGTCTTCGGCTAGGG